GTCAGAAATTTTAGCTTCGTCAGGAATACTGTCTGTAATTGTATTCATTTCTGCAAAAGACACCGCATCACTAATTCTTAGAACTTCTTTGATTGCTGCTCTACCTTGCAGTCTGCCAAACGTGATCATCTGTGCTACGTTGGTATGGCCATACTTCTCCTTAATGTAGTCAATTACCTCGTCTCTATGCTCCGCAGGAACATCTACATCAATATCTGGCAGCGATACATAGTCCTCTGTGTTTCTACCTTCGTTGTAAAACCTTTCAAAAATCAGGTCGTATTCAATAGGGTCTACTTCGGTAATACTCATCAAGTAAGAAACAAGGCAACCGGCAGCAGAACCTCGTCCCGGACCGGCTAGCCAGCCTTTCGCCTTGACAAAGTTAACAATATCCTGCACAATTAAGAAATAGCCGGAAAGTCCAGCCTTGTATATGACTTGCAACTCATGCTTAACTCTCTGTGTGTAAATGTCTTTAACGTCTTGGTTCTCAACTTTACCTTCTTCGATAAGTTTTTTACGCCAACCCTCTCTGCATAGCTCCGCAACAAACTCATCTTCATTCATTCCTTCAGGACATTCAAAAGCTGGCAGCATTGGTTTTTCAGCAACTTCATAATTCTCACACATTGAAGCTATAGTGTTGACGATTGAAGTTCTTTCTTGATCTTTGTCTTCTTCATGTTGCTCAGGAGTACGCAGGTGATATTGGTCGGAATCAAAGAAGTGCTGGTTGTCTACTTCCTGTCCAGCCTTTATAAGGTTTTGCACTTTCTTAAGAGTCGTTTTCATTCCAGAACAAAGCATGATTCTGTGACAGTCAGCATCATCTTCTGATACGTAATATACTCTGTCTTTATCATAATCGTACTTGATATGATTGGAACGAAACAGTTTTGCCAATCCATTTACATTAGGTGTGACACACAAGACATTGCCGTCTTTGGCAACCTCCTTTAGCGTATCTAGGTTTTGGTTGGAGACATATTTGATTAAATCAAACCAGCCCTGCTTGTTCTTGGCATACAGGATATAGTTTTCAAACTCGCACCCAATAATGG